GAATGTTGCTTCATCTAATCCAAAAGTTTTCATTAATGCAATACCATTAGCAGTAGTAATCTTTCCTGCTTTTACTTCATCAACAGGGAAGACACTTGTCTTAAGACCTAGATTAGATAGATTGGTTGTGCCACTAGTTTTTAATGACAGATAATACTTATGAAGTGGTTTACCTTTACACTTAGTTTCTAATGTTAGATCAGTGATAGTAGAACCAATTTCATATCCAGTTGACAATGATGCAGTTCCAATTTTCCAATGACCATTTACAAGTTGCATAGGTCTTTTCTTATTCTCACCACCCTCTGCAATAACTCTAACTGCAATACAATCTTCTAGATGATAATGTTTTACCAGACCGTAAATAAAATCTCTATACTTATTGTTAGTAAGTTCACTTGTCTCAATCCAATCGTTAATACCTGCCTCTAATTGTTGCTCAAATAAATTTCCTTGGTTACCTGATCCTCTATTACCTCTACTACCATCACCAAAGTCAACTTTTAATGCACTTATTTTTAACTTCTTTTTTATCTCTGCTTTCGTAAATTCTGTTTGTAATGCTCTAGCTATCTTTACTTGTTTTTTATTAGTTGGATCAAAGGCAAGAGGATTCTCCATACCATACGTACTGACAAGATAATTCCACAATCTAAGTCCTTCTGCTGCTGTTGCAGTATCCATATGTTTTACAGAAGACCCTGCTTCTGAAAACGTAGATGGTATAAGCTTGTATGCCATTAGAAAACCTCCCGTCTAACTATTTAGAGGAGAGGTTATAACACTAGTGATGTACAATAAAGTGCTTGTTAATGACATCAATACGCTCTTCTGCTTTTGCAATTACGTCTAGTTGATCTTGGATTGCAGCAAGAATATCTGAGTGCTCACCAATACCTACAGGATTATGTAAATAAATTTCAACATTTGCTTTTGCTTTACTGATTTCACCTTGTGCTTGCTCAAGTAAAGATGTTACAGTTAGTTCTCTTAAATTACAGGACATGGGTTTTTCTTTTATGTAGCTTATGTTTGGTTGGTTGATGTAATGTGTTTCGTAATCTCCACTCATCGGTCTCCTATAGCACGAACCTCAGATTTTTGAATATCAAATTTACCGCCAGGATATCTCTTCTCTAATTTCTTTACGTTACGTTCAATAACATCATCAAACGAAATTTCAAGTGCCATACAAGCTTGTGCCACATACCACATTACATCACCCAACTCAATGATAAGATGTTCTTTGTTATCTTCATCCCATGGTTTTCCTTGGAAGATCATCTTCTTAATGATCTCAAGAAACTCACCACCCTCGGCATTGATACCAACACCGCTAGTAAGGAGACGTTCAATGTTAGCACCTTCACGGTCTAACTCGCCAATACGATCAGCGAAGTCAACGAAGTTTGTTGATGCTTCAGAAGTAACTGCAGAAACAAACTCTTCATATCTTTTAAAATTAATTGTCATACATTCCACTCTGAGAATTTTGATAGTCTAGATTGTGTATCAGCAAATTGCTGAAATTCCTCACCAGGATCTTCATCATTGATGTTAATAGCAGATGCGTCATCTGCTACATCATACAGCTTCATTTTTGATCTGTCAATTCCCACCATGAATTTTCTTGAGGAAGTCGGG